CTCAAGCTACACAAGAATTCATTGATGCTGATAATAATGGAGTATCTATAGCAGAATTCGTAAAAGCAATAATCGACGGTGCTGCTGAATTTAATCAAGAAGAAGCAGTTTATCACGACCTTGATGATGCATCAGAAGTTATTCTTAAAGCAGTTGGGAGACAAGACTTAATTGGTGAATCAGTAACTGAAGAAGATCTTCAGGAGAGTAAATTTAAAGATGAAATTAAAAACATCTTAAATTCATAAAATTAGCCCTGCTTCATGCAGGGTTTTTTGTTTTTGTAATTAGTATATATTTATATACAAATATACAGTCGCTTATACTGTATTAAAAAGAAATTTAACTTCACATTACGATTTAAAATAATCGTACGAAAATCACAATTTTTAATTAAAATGGCAAACAAAGATTTACTTAAGCAAGCTATTGCTGAGGCCAAATCTGTACGTGAAGCCGCTATTGCTAACGCTAAAGAAGCTTTAGAAGAGACTTTAACTCCTCACCTAAAAGATATGTTAGCTGCTAAACTTCAAGAGATGGAAGATTCATCTGTTGAGGAAGAAGTAGTAAACGAGATTGAAGAAGAGGTAGAAGAAGCTGTTGAAGAAACAGTTAACGAGTCTACTGAAGAAGTAACTGAAGAAGAAGCTGTAGAGGAAGAAGTACTAGAAGAGGTACCTGCAGTAGAAGAAGCTGAGGATGACTCTGAAGAATCAGAGGACGAAGCTGAAGAAGAAGAAATCGAAGAACCCGCTGAAGAAGAGGGTGAAGAAGACGAAGCTGTTGAAGGTGATGAGGAACTTGGAGATCTTTCTGTTGACCAATTCAAAGATATGATCCGTGACATTATTGCTCAAGAACTTGGCCACGAAGGTGGAGAAGAAGAACTTGGTGCTGATATGGACGCTGGAGATATCGAAGGAATGGGAGATGAAGAAGGAATCGAAGAACCTGCAGAACTTCCAGCTGCTGAAGACGAGGAAGAAATCGACTTAGATGAACTCCTTGCAGAACTTGAATCTATTTCAGAAGAAGTAGAGGAAGAGGTAGAGGAAGAAGTTAATGAAGAGGAAGTAAAAGAAGAAGAAGTAACAGAAGAAAATGCTAAAGTTGAATTATCTGAAGCATTAGAAACTATTGAATCTCTTCGTGCTGACTTAGAAGAAGTTAACCTTCTAAACTCAAAACTACTTTATGTGAATAAAATCTTTAAGGCAAATAACCTTACTGAGTCACAAAAAGTGAACGTTATCGCTGCTTTCGATAAAGCGGAAACAGTAAAAGAAGTAAAACTAGTATTCGATACGGTTTCTGAAAACGTTGCTGCTCCTAAAAAGGAGAATGTAACTGAAGCTAAATTAGGCATGGCGTCTAAGGCTACAGGTACAACAGCTTCTAAACCAGAAATTATCTCAGAAGTATCTTCTGCAGTACATCGTATGCAAGTTTTAGCTGGTATAAAAAAACGTGAATTTTAATTTTTAAACTTATTTTATTTCAATCATGGAAGTAAATCAATTACTTGAAAGCTCAAACCAATTTAAGAGTCTACAAGCTGACGCAGCTAAATTAGCTGACAAATGGTCAACTTCAGGACTTTTAGAGGGTATCGAGGACCCACGTTATAAAAATAACATGGCGATGATCCTTGAAAATCAAGCTAAGCAAATCGTTGCTGAAGCTAACACAACTGGAACTGGTGGAACTTTTTCTGCTGGTACAGGTGAGCAATGGGCTGGAGTAGCTTTACCATTAGTACGTAAAGTATTCGCTCAAATCGTTGCTCAAGATTTCGTATCTGTTCAACCAATGAACTTGCCTTCTGGGCTAGTATTCTACTTAGACTTTAAGTACGGTACTGCTAAAGACGGACGTTCTGATGGAGACAACATGTACGGTAACGTATTAACTGCAAACTCTAAAATTGCTGTTGACACAGAAGCTGCTGGCGGTCTATATGGCGCTGGACAGTTCGGATATTCTGCAAACACTAACTCTACTAACGTAGCTGGTACTCAAAGTTCTGCAGATTCTGCATCTCTACACTATGATGCTGACTTAGATCCTGCTGATTACTACAAAATTACTGTAGACCTATCAGGAACTAACTTTGATTCAGAAGGTGTAAGAGCATTTAACATCAAAACTGGATCTGCTGACTTCTCATTCGATAAGAAGTACACTTCAGTATCTGGTAACAACGTAACTTTCTTAGTAGCTTCTTCTTCATTAGCTGGACACGTTGATGGTAACAACATTACTGTTCAATACCACAAACAACCTGCTGATAACTCAAGAGGTGACTTCGAAGCTGCTTCAAGCGCTGCTGTAGATTCTTCAATCACTATCCCAGAGATTGATGTACAACTTGCTTCAGAGGCTATCGTTGCTAAGACTAGAAAGTTAAAAGCACAATGGACTCCAGAATTCGCTCAAGATCTTAACGCTTACCACAGCATCGACGCTGAGGCTGAGTTAACTTCTTTATTGAGTGAATATATCTCAATGGAGATTGATCTTGAGATCCTAGATATGCTTATTCAAGGTGCAAGAACTACTGAAAAGTGGTCTGCTGAGAATAACAAGCAGTGGGATGCTGTGAACTCTAAGTGGTCTAACGCTACTTCAGATTTCTACAATACTCAAGGACAATGGTTCCAAACTTTAGGAACTAAAATCCAAAAAGTATCTAACAAAATCCACCAAAAAACTTTAAGAGGTGGTGCTAACTTCCTAGTATGTTCTCCAACAGTTGCTACTATCCTAGAATCAATTCCAGGATTTGCTGCTAACACTGATGGTGATCAAATGGACTTCAATATGGGTGTACAAAGAGTTGGTTCTTTAGCGAACAGATTCAGAGTATACAAAAATCCTTACATGACTGAAAACGTAATCTTGTTAGGATATAGAGGTAGCCAGTTCCTAGAAACAGGTGCTGTTTATGCTCCATATGTACCATTAATGATGACTCCTCTAGTATACGATCCAGAAACATTTACTCCACGTAAAGGTTTAATGACTCGTTACGCTAAGAAGATGATCAGACCTGAATTCTACGGAAAAATCTTTGTAGCTGATATCGATCAAGTATAAGGATTATTCTTAAGAATATTTTAAAGGAGCCCCTTTTTGGGGCTCTTTTTTTGTTTAATATAAAGTAATTTCCGATATTTATATTAAATAACTTAAACGTTTTTATATGCCTTCAAACCATCACTTGGATGATGTGTTCATCTTAAAAAGAAGACCAAAAAATCCAATAAAATTTAATGTCAATCTCAACGACGAACAGAAAGAAGCAAAAAAATTAATACTTGAAAATCCTATAACAGTCCTTAAAGGCATGGCAGGTAGTGGCAAAACATTAGTAGCCACCCAGGTAGCTCTGGACTTACTCTTTTCTAAACATATAGATAAGGTAATTATTACAAGACCTACCGTGTCTAAAGAGAGTATAGGATTCTTACCAGGGGATATTAGAGAAAAAATGGATCCATGGTTAGCTCCTATATACCACAATCTTTATATGCTGTATAATAAAGAGAAGATAGATAAGGAATTAGAAACCGGCAATATTGAAATTGTACCATTTGCTTTCATGAGAGGTAGAACTTTTGTTGATTCGTTCGTTATAGTTGATGAAGCACAAAATGTAACACATAACCAAATGGAAACAGTCATAGGAAGACTTGGTAAAGGGAGCAAAATGGTAATATGTGGGGATTTAGCTCAAATTGATTTAAAAGACAAAAGAGAAACTGGTTTTTCTTTCTTATCTAGACTCGAAGAAACAGTAGAAGGTTTTGTTACCCACTCATTGCAGCTCAATCATAGACATGATATAGTCAGTCCTATTCTGGAAGTGTATAAAACCTTCAGAGATTAGTCACTATTTATATATAAACTGTAAACATGGCTAATATTTCAATATGGAATGGTAGTTCTACATTCTCATCAGGGGATACTCCATTCGGATTCTACGATTCAGATACAGACTTTCAAACAGATGCCGATAAGGTAGCAAGTTTTTGTGCTACTAGATTAGGTTATCCGTTGATGGATGTTGAATTACAATCAGGATCCTTTTATGCTTGTTTTGAAGAAGCAGTTACTACTTACGGTAATGAAGTATTTCAATATAAAATTAGAGAAAACTACCTTTCATTAGAAGGTTCATCTACTGGTTCGAGTGCTAATAAGAAAATAGTTAATCCTACTTTAGAAAGAACTATACAGATTAGTAAAAACTACGGTACTGAAGCCGGAGTAGGAGGGTATGTAACTAAATTCACCGGGTCTATTGCTGTAAATTCAAATCAACAGAATTATGATATGGACACTTGGGCGTCTGATCAAGGAATTACCGGAGGAATAGAGATAAGAAGGGTATTTTATGAAGCTCCTCCTGCAATCTTACGTTATTTTGACCCATATGCAGGAACTGGTACAGGTATACAGTCGTTAATGGATGCTTTTGACTTCGGATCATATAGTCCAGGTGTAAATTTCCTATTAATGCCTGCATCTTACGATATGTTAAAGGTTCAAGCTATTGAACTTAATGATCAGATAAGAAGATCTACTTATTCTTTCGAATTAGTTAATAATCAATTAAAACTATTCCCAGTTCCCCAGTTAACAGGTAGTCTTCACTTTGAATATTATAAAGTAGACGATAAAAAAGCAGCTTCTTTCCAAGATGGTACAAGTTTAATTACAAATGTAGGTGAAGTACCTTATTCTAATCCAACTTACAGTCAAATTAACAGTGTTGGTAGAGATTGGATATATAGATACTCATTAGCTTTAGCAAAAGAGCTACTAGCTTATGTTAGAGGTAAGTATACCACAGTTCCAGTACCTGGTTCTGAAGCTACTCTTAATCAAAGTGACTTACTAGCTGATGCTAGAGCAGAAAAAACAGCTTTAATTGAGAATTTACGTGATATGCTTGATCAAACATCAAGAAGAGTTCAATTAGAACGTAAAGCTAGTGAATCTGACAATTTAAGAAAAACGTTAAGTGACGTTCCTTACACAATTTATATAGGATAATGAAATTACTTAACATTATATCAGAAATAGAGTTTTATACCTATGAAGGTATGATACAGGTAGTGTATGATGGACTTAATACTACTAAAATAGCAGAACTTATCCGTGCTTTGCCCGGTGTTACAACAGTAACTATAGCAGCCGACTTAGGAGAAGGTAGAGAAAACTTAAAAGTAAAACTTATTTCACAGAAATCTGGTGTTGATGCATTTGAGGCATTAAAGAAAAATGCATTAACTAAGTATCCACCAATTAAAGTAATAAAAATTGCTGCTAATAATATAGAAAAGAAGTAAATGCTATTTGGATCTAACAGAGATTTTAATCTACTAGTAAATATTAACAGAGAACTGTTAAAAGACGTAGTTGAACAAGAAGTTCTTTACTACAAACTTGATTTAGAACAAACTCAAGCTAATATTTACGGAGAAGCGGTAGATAAGACCTATTTAATTCCTATTAAACTAAATTGTTTGATTACTAGAGGAGATCAAGTAATAACAACTGATGAATTTGGCCCTGATTTAGGGAGAGAAGCATCTTTTGCTTTTATTAGAAGAGATTTAGTAGATGTAAACGTAGTTCCGGAAGTTGGTGATATATTAAATTGGCATGAAGATTATTATGAAATAGATACAGTAAGAGAAAACCAATTATTTTTAGGTAAAGATAATAGTTACAACCTTACATCATACGGATCACAGTTTGGTGAGTCTATTTCAATAATAGTTGATTGTCATTTAACAAGAAAAGAAAGAACAGGTATTAATTTTGAAGGTACTAGTTACTAAAAATACTATATAAACGTATGCCAAGACGTAAACAACCATTACCAAAGAGTCAAAGAGAGCTGACCAAAGATCAGCTTACAACTAGTACTACGTCTAGCAATAATATTGCGGATAATACTAAAAATCGAGCATTTCAACGTTCGGTATCTGATAGTGATGTTAAAAGGTTTAATATTGGTTTAAGAGATATAGACGAAACTATCGTTTATTACTTTAAAAACATTATTCAACCCACAGTCTTTCAGAATAATAATAAAGTTAACGTTCCTGTTTTATACGGATCTCCTGAAAGATGGAAATCAGTACAAAGAGACGGATTTTATAGAGATAAGAACGGAAAGATACAAACTCCTCTTATCATGTTTAAGAGAGATAGTATTGAGAAAAATAGAAATCTTGGAAATAAAATGGATGCTAACAATCCAACTAACTTTGGGATTTTTAAAAAGCCTTTTTCTAAGAAAAATATATACGATAACTTTTCTCTGGTTACTAATAGAGAACCAGTAGAAGAATATTATGGAGTAATTATACCAGATTATGTTACTATTACATACTCTTGTATAATATTCACTAATTATATCGAACAAATGAATAAAATTATAGAAGCAATTAACTTTGCTTCTGATTCATATTGGGGTGATCCTGAAAGATTTAGTTTTAGAGCAATGATTGATAACTATACTACATCTACTGAGCTTAATCAAGGAAATGACAGAGTTGTTAAAACTAATTTCTCTATTACTATGATGGGTCATATAGTACCTGACTCAATAAACGCTCAAATAGCCGGTATGAATAGATTTTTCTCTAAGTCATCAGTTACTTTTGGTTTAGAGGTTGCTGGTACTTTAGAAGAATTAACAGCTAGAGCCGGTACAGCAGAGAAAGAAGCAAGCAGAAGATTCTTCGATAGAGGTGAATCAGGTACTGATACTAGTGGTATGACTCAAGAACAGAAAACTTATGTATCTTTGGAAAGACTTTATAGTAGTAATGTAATATCGACTAATGTAAATCCTACTACTAAACAGCTTACTTGGTTCAGTATCACTATAGCTACTCCTCCTGTAGGATTCCCAGACATAACCAAGACAGATTTTAAAGTATTTATTAACGGATTAATCGTTGAAACAGATGCAATAGATTCAATTACACAATCAGGTGCGAATGTAATTGTAGTATTTAACGATAATTTAGATTTTGAACTAAGTTCTAATGATGAATTTTCAATATCAGGTAAATTTTTAGCATAGAATGGCATTAGTACAGTGGAAACAGATAGCAAGTCAATTAACCGGTAGTAGAGTCTTTACCGGATCTCTGTATGTGTCCGGTGCTATCAATGTTAGCGGGTCTATTACTGCAGATAGCTTTATAGGTATAGATCCATCAGCTATTTTTACCGGTTCGGTTACAGCATCTGTTGCTCAAGACGGAACTATTTTTACAATAGAGAGTGGAAGTGTAAAGTTATTTACTTTAGATAATGAAGGAAACTTAGTACTATCTGGTAGTATTACCGCACAGGAATTTCATACAGAAATAGTAAGCTCATCCATTATATTTCAATCAGGTTCTACTAAATTTGGTGATACTGCAGATGATATTCATAACTTCACAGGTAGTTTAAGGTTATCTGGTTCACAAGAACACTTTATTTCTGGAGCATTACATGTAGATAACGATAATACCGGTTCTCAAACTATTACTACAAATAACATTAATGTAGGTTTTCCTACATCTAACAGATGGCAACAAAATTTAGATGGATCTTATTTTGATCTTTACGACAGCTATACAAACGTTTCTGAAATTATAAGATTCATGGCCGGAGTAATGAGTTCATCATTAGATGTAGCTGCTCCTACTCCTAATACTAAGTACTGGAACACAGTTTCTACATCGTATAATATAGGTAGTACAACTTCTAAAAATGCTCTCTTTAACGGAGTATTAGGTAGTAGCTACCAAACTGCTAAACTTTCTGTTAATTGGGATGATTCTTCCTTTATTAATTCTTCAGCAACTGCTTCTTATAAAGAAGTGCAAGACTACTTAATACTAAAAGGATTTTTACTGAACTCAGAAACAGGCTCAGGAGGTTTTGATAATGATACAGGAACAAACCCTTTTACCGATAATTACGGAAGTAGAATACCTTCAACAATATTAACACAAGGTACTTTTGCTAATAATTCTTTTACAGTAACTGCAGATGCTGGAGGCTCGTCGGATGTATACACTAATAGTAGTTATTTTGGTATGGGGGCCCTTACAAATGGTGGAGCTACCCCATATTCTGTAATTATTCATGCAACTCAATCATATAGTGATAATTACGTAGATTCTACTCCTGATGAAAATTCAACTTACTCATCAGCGTCTTTATCGGAATATACGATTTCATCATTTGGTACTTCTAACGGATTAATTCTGTCTAAGATAGTAACATCACAACCGGCAGTTATTCCATCTGCATTTCAAGATGGGGATTTTAATAACGTTTCTGGTCCTATAAACGGTAAAGTATATACCGGTGGAGCTACTAATTCGAGCGCTATATCTGCAAGTGGGTATTATAAAATACATGATGTTGTAGTAGGTTTAAAAACCGGTTCTATGTCTGAATATCAATATAAGAACGGCTCAGACAGTTCTACTTTATTTTACCTATATACAGGAACCTTACCATCAGATATAACTTCTGGTACTAGAACAGCTACCTTATTGAATACCGAATTAAATAGAACAGCATTTAGCGCAACTTCTAGATCATTATCTGGTGCTCCTTATTTACTAACAACTTCATATACATTCACATATCAAGGTGAAGTAAGCGGTAGCTTTGATCCTGCTTATGGATACAGTGCTACACCGCTTTCTATTGCTAATCCAGTAGATACTTGGGAAAATATAGGATCTACTACTCTAACAGGAAATACAGTAAGCGTTACCACAAGTGGAGTACAGACAGTAGTTTCAGGTAGAGGAGTATTTTCGGCTGATAAATCAACTCAAAGATCGTTAAATGATATTCCAAGAATAGACGATATTTGTATTGCAACAGCTTCTTTATCTTTTAACTTAGATAGTAACACTAATAACGTAGTTCAAGCAAGGAGCACACAAGAAAATCTAAACTATAATCTTAGCTTTAGATTAACAGGTACTAACTGGAAAGGAAGCTCTCAATCAACTACTTCTGACACTCAAGTACTATTTACCAGCTCGTTATTTAATCAGTCTGCAGATAGCGGTAGTATGGCAATATATAGCAGAGCTCAAGGATATGATGGAGGGAGTTTAACAGGTACGTCTGAACAATTTACTGGTGAAGATTTTAGAATACAGATAACTAATGACGTTTTAGGATTCAACGGCTCAGCTTTTACCACAGGTACTTATGCTACTAACGATAATGGTGATTCTATATTAGGAGATTATGATCTTCAAGTTAAACCAGGTTACTTAGTTGATCCAGGAGGTAGTTACGGATATTGGTTTGCATCAGGATTTGGTTCTGGTACATATAAGTACTATATTAGAAGATTTCAAACTAGTGGAGCAAAAACTACAATGACAGTTAATTTAGGTAGAACTTTAGTCAATTGGGACTCTACTTCTGATGGAGTTGCATCGGCTATATTATTTAAATCTAGTGCGAGTGGTAGCGGGGTTAATGATACTTTATCTACTGCAAGAATTTACGATCCTACAGAACTGACATCAAATGTTGTGGAGGCTTCTATATCGTCGGATAACTTTAAGAATCCTTTTACAGATAATTTAGACTTGTACGGAAATACCGGTGGTAGTTTAAATTCCACTACATATACTATGCCGTTGAGAAATGCCGATGGAATGTACTTAGATAACGACGATAACGAATTTTATATAATTATAAGATATAAGGGAGATCCGTCTCCTATTACATCTATAAATGTGACTACATCGTAATGGGACTAATAGATACTACAGCAAAAGCATTAAGGCTACTCATAAGTAGAAGATTTACAAGTAATGCCCTTACTAATCAGCAAGAAGCATTTACATCTACTTTAGATATCAATAGTGGAGAAATCTATACTCAAGAGTACTTAATTCCATCTACTGGGTTACCTTTTAGTGGGAGTTCACAAAACGGCCAAGAATACGAAAATGTATTAAAATATTGGTATAGACAGAAATTGACCAAATCAAATTTGGAAACTGAAGTATGGTTTTTCCTTTCCCCAACAGGAAGTAATGCAGGGGTTACTCCTCAAATTATACAAAGCAATCAACAGGTAAATTTTATTTCAAGTAAATATTCTTCTCCGGTACTTACGAACGCTAATGCTGAGGATGCAACACCGGGGTACAATGTGGTTGTATATAAATCTACTTCTTTAGATAGTGGTAGTTTGACAGGTGCCTCAAGAGTTTCGGTAAATGACTATCAATTTGACTATAAAACCGGAGTACTTCAGTTTGATCAAAATATTCCGTCGTCTAATGAATACGTATATATTACAGCTTATCAGTATATAGGTAAGACTCTTAGTAGTGATGTAAATTTAGGTATTTTTAGACAAACTGGTTCTTTTTATTCTACAACAAATGATTTAAAAATTACAGGATCTTTACAACTTTCTTTAGATGGAGTAGAAGATTATTTTAGTGTAGAAGTTAACGGAGAAGAAAAATTTAAAGTAAACACCGAAGGGGTAGTTGAATTAGATCCTTTCGATATAGCACCTACAGCAGTAACAGGAGGGCTTTTTTATAGCGGCTCTGATGAGTACTATTTAGGATTTAGAAATTAAGACATATTTATATAATATAAAACACACCTATTACTATGGCAGTCTGGAAAAAAATAATTGTTAGTGGATCACACGCCCACTTAAACTCTATAACAGCATCAGCATTAACCGAAGATAACTTTATTGTTATCGGCCCTAACGGCGAATTACAGAACAGCGGTCTCTTATTTGACGGTTCGGTAGTTACTTTAACTGGAGCAAAACTTATTGTTCCTAATGATATATCCGGTAGCGGTAATTTACAGATCTCAGGAAGTGCAAATGTAGATTCTAATTTAACAGTAGGAGGTACTGCAACAGTAACAGGTGCAATTTCAACAGACAGTACTCTTTCTGCTAACGGTGCTATTAACACTAACGGTAGATTAGATGTAGCAGGTGATGCTAAGATTACAGGTAGCTTAACCGTTGAAGGAGGAATTTCTGTACCTACAGGCTCAGTAGTAATTGAAGACGACTTAACTGTAAATGGTGATTTACAGGTTAATGGAGATTTTACTTATCTTAATACTGCCAACTTATATGTAGAAGATAAGTTTATTCTCTTAAACTCAGGATCAGCTAATCCTGACGAAGGTGGTCTTATAATCGATGAAGGTGGATCAGCAGGTCACGCATTTGTATATGATGCTGATGCAGCACGATTTGCTTTTACAGGTTCATTAGGAGCTAATGCTACTTCTGTAACACCAGATGCTTTTGTACCTGCAATTGTCGATTTAAATGAAGCACCTCATTCAGATAAAGCTGAATATCAGAAAAGAGGAAATATAAAAGTAGATACATCAGACGATATCTGGATTTACGTATAATAGTTTTAAATTTTTAGTTATGGGAATACTTACCTCTGGGAGTAGAAATAAGAAATCTACTTCAACAGATTTTACACAAAAAGAATTAGAGTTTCTATTGGCAAAATTAAGATCGGCCACATACAAAGGAGACGAATTTGAAATGTTCTACAACGTATGGGTTAAAATTAATAACAATTTAGATTCCTTAAAGCAATAAGTAGAAGCCCCTAGAGGGCTTTTTGCTATTTATATGTATATTATAGGACCGAAAGGGAAGTGGGCGGGACATATCTCGTAACCAACCGTAATAGAATTGATATGCCAAACTGGAAAAAACTGGTAGTTAGTGGGTCAGATTCCCATCTTAACTCCCTTAAAGTAACAACATACGTTTCAGCCTCAGATTTTTCAGGAGGAAATTTCTCAGGCGATGGCTCCCGACTTGAAAATGTTGAGGGGATAACTAAATTCATAGTTACTGTTGAAAATAGAGGATCAGGTAATAAGTATATTATTAATGATCAGTATGCTCCAGAACTTACTTTCTTCCCCGGTGACACTTATGTATTCGATTTATCAGATTCAACTAATGCAAACCATCCATTAGCATTTAGATTACCAGACGACACGTCTTATTCTTATAATGTAACTCAATCTGGTACTCCTGGTAACTCAGGAGCAGAGACACGCATTTCTGTAGATTACCAAACATCCGGTAGTTTAAAATACTACTGTACCGTTCACGGTAACTCGATGGGTAATTTAGCAACAGTATTAACAGCTTATGATGCTGTAATCTCAGGTTCATTTAGCGGGTCTTTTCAAGGAGACGGATCAGGACTTACCAACCTTACATTTAACGGTACTGGATTACTATCTTCTTCAGCTCAAATAGCCTCAGACATATCAGGTTCTATTACAGAATTTTCAGCTTCAGTAACCGATAGAGTTACAGAATTAGAAATTAGTGGCTCTGATACAGCAGAGAGTGCTTCTTTCTCAGCAAGGATTACTAATAACGAAATAACAGGATCTGATCATGAAAGCAGATTAGATACCCTAGAAGGTAAAACCTTACTATCTTCATCAGCACAAATAGCAGAAGAAATCTCAGGTTCGTTTACTGCATTAAGTGCTTCCCTATCAACTAGACTTACAGATGATGAAATAAGTATAGATTCCTTAAATGCTGCTACTTCATCATATGCTTTAAAAACTGACATATCAGGCTCTTTTACAGAATTAAGTGCTTCGTTATCAACAAGATTAACAGATGATGAAATAAGCATAGATTCTTTAAATGCCGCAACCTCATCATATCTTCTTAATACAACAGATACTTTAGAAGGAGACTTAACAGTAACTGGAACTGTTACTGCACAAGAGTTTCACACAGAATTTGTAAGCTCTTCAATTATATTTAGTTCCGGGTCAACTAAGTTTGGCGATACTCAAGACGATAATCATAATTTTACAGGATCGGTAAATATTACCGGATCAGTTACCG